TTCCAGCCCCTTGTTACATTCCTGAATAATCTTATGGAAAATCCTAGTATGCAGAGTCAGAAGGAACTTTATGATTTCCTTGAGCATGAACATCTGCCAATTACTGAGGATGGTCATTTTCTTGCCTATAAGGCAGTTAGGAATGATTATATGGATAAGTATCGTGGAGTTTTCGACAATCATGTTGGAAATGTTTGCGAAATGACACGATCAAAGGTTGACGATGATCGTGCTAGAGGTTGTTCTAATGGACTTCATGCTGGTGCATTGAACTATGTTGCTGGTTATGGTAGTCTTGAGGCTGGCGATAAGATTGTTATTGTTAAGATTAATCCTCGTGATGTTGTTAGTGTTCCTAGTGATTGTAATTATGAGAAACTTCGCACTTGCCGATATGAAGTTGTCGGAGAGTATCAAGGCGAACTTCTCAAGCCTCTTTATTCGGCTAGTCTAGATGGCGGTGTGGATTATGAAGATGATGATGAAGAGGAGTATAACAACGATTATGATTGGGGATGGAACGATGACGAAGATGATGAGGCTTATGCTGAAGATTATGATGACGAAGAAGATTACGACGATTATAACTGAGTCTTAAAAAGAAAGTGGAGTCTGGTGACTGAGATCATAGCCTCTGGTTGGGAAACTCGACAAACGCTATGTGAGAGAGGTTCGATTCCTCTCCCGCTATTTTAGAAAGTTTTATATGCACGAACCTTATGATAATGAAGATGCTCCAGATGATCCTTATAAATTCTTTTTTCAAATTGATACTGAATGGATAGGAAAGTATATTGATCAAATAGTCAAGAAATTATCAGAGTCTGGGTTCAATTACGAAATAAAAAATGTAGAAGGATTTCCATACAAATCGTTACCTGTGAATAGTTGGTTCTCCAATACAGCGGGGGATTCGTCCTCCCTGTATCTGGGGAACAACTATTGGAACGAAGGAGTGTGGAAAAAGAAACACTTTGTACACGACAAATTACAAAGTGAATACATTAAACATCTACAATCTCATTCAAACCATTTTTTATATCAGCCAAAATATTACAAAGGATTGTACGAAATACTTAACTAGGAAACATTATGAGTTCTACAAATGAAGATTGGTTTGTAATCAAGGATTTAGATAATTTTATAAACGCTACCAGAGCATTAGTATTTAATAATTTTGGTAGAAATAAAGATGAAGAAGATTTTGACTCATTGGCTTTTAGTATTCACCCAGACGATATAGAAGAAATAGATAAAATATTATCATTTGATGAATCAAAAACTATTATAGATGATTTCATTAAAAAACAAAAACATAAAAACAATAACTCTATTCGTTTTTTAATAAATGATAATTTATATTTGGAAATGCTTACTTCTTTAAATGACCGAATGGTAAGCAATATACTTCATGGTTTGGTAAACAAAGGATTGGTAGAGACAGCATACGACGAAGATCAGAATGATTTTGTTTTTTGGATTAAAGATATTAAAGACATTAAATAATTGGAGAAAAAATGACAAATTCTATCAGGCCAACACAGTTTTCGGATATTATTGGGCAATCAGATGTCATCAACAGACTAAATATTATTATCTCTGGTTGTAAAATTAGTAACAGTGTTGTTCCGCACATTCTAATTGATGGACCGCCTGGACTTGGAAAGACAACTATTGCTAGTGCTATTGCCAATGAACTAAATGTTAATCTATATACACTCAATGCTGCTAGTATTAGAAGTGCTAAAAATATTATTCCATATCTTATGGGTATTGCTCCCAGGTCTATTCTATTTATAGATGAAATTCATAGACTTCCAAAACTTGTAGAAGAATTTTTGTATCCTGTAATGGAGGATTTTGTTTTAACTCTATCTGGTAAAGAAGAGCCGGAAACCGTGGAACTTCCAATGTTTACATTTGTTGGTGCGACAACAAGCGGAGGAAGTTTGAGTCAACCTTTTTATGACAGGTTTTCTATTAAAGAACATTTGTCATTCTATAATGACAGTGAGTTAGCAAAACTAGCAGGATTGAACGCCGAAAAGTTCGGACTAAATGTTTCAGAAGATGACCTATTAGAAATTGCTAAAAGAAGCAAGGGTACTCCCAGGATTTTAAATTCTAGACTGCAATGGTATAGAAATTGTGTACTTACTCAAAAGAATCCAATGTCTATTGATGAGATATTTGATATTCAAGGTATTGATTCAAATGGTTTTGATATTTATGATCGTGCATATATTAATATTCTGAAGAAGAATATTGGTAATCCATTGGGTCTAAAAAGTATTTCATCAATGACAGGAATCGCAATTGATACTATAGAAAATAGCATAGAGCCATTTCTTCTTAGAAAGGGTTTTATTCAAAAAACTAGTAAAGGCAGAGTATTGGGTAAGATATGATAACTATAGATATAATTCATATAATATTAATACTATTTAATATTCTGTTTTTTGTTTTTGGCTATATTTTAGGTCGATTAAATAATACCAATGGTGTATATGATAATAGTCAAAATCAGTCCCAATCATTTTTTGCAAAGAATAAATCACAAGAACAGGATAAGAACTCAAAAAAAATTGATATAGATTCTACTAAAGTTGTTATAGATATAAAAACGGATAATCTTCAAAAAAGATATGATAATCTTGGAGAAACAAAACAAAGTTCTGAACAAATATCTTCAGCAATTAATAAATTAAAAAATATGAGAGGATAATATGGCAAAAGGTTTAGACGTAGGCACTAGTTTTATAGTTCTATCTTCAGACGCTAAAGATGGTATAGTCTATAAAGATTTTAGAGATGCTTTTTATATCATCAAACCAACGACCCCAGTTGCTACAAAAATGATAGAGAAAGGATTGTCGGGCAAAGTTTTTATTAAAGACGCTGACGGCTCATTCATTCTCTTGGGTAAAGACGCTATAGAAAAAGCCATAGAAAGAAATGATACAGCAAAAAGACCAATGTTTAAGGGCGTTGTATCGGCAAAAGAAAAAGACGCAAAAAGAATATTAGCATTTATCCTCAAAGAAGTAGCCGGTCAAGCATCTGAGCCAAATGAAAAATTAGTATTTTGCGTTCCTGCACAACCAGTAGATCAAGAAGATGAAGATTTTGATGTAGGATATCACGAAGATGTAGTCAAAACCATTTTAGCCGAATGTGGTTATGATGCCAAAGCAATTAATGAGGCTGAAGCACTATGCTATGCTGAATTAGAAGATACAGATTATACAGGTATTGGTATTAGTTGTGGTGCTGGTATGACTAACGTATGCGTTATGTTAAACGGAGAACCCACAGTTGTCTTTAGCACAACAAAGTCTGGGGATTGGATTGATCGTATGAGTGCTGTAGCCACCGGAGAACCAGACAGTGTAGTTCAGGCAGAGAAAGAGGGAGGCAACTTTAAAATAGGCGAACCCAACGAAAATCCGGTATTGGCGGCTGTTTCAGCCTATTATGATAGATTAATAGATTATACTACAAAACAATTAAGTGCAGCTTTAACAGGACATAAATTACTTCCAAAATTTAAAGACCCATTAAAAATTGTGGTTGCTGGCGGAACATCACAGGCTAATGGTTATATAGAAAAATTTGAAGAAAAACTAAAAGGAAATGATTTCCCATTATCTGTCAAAGAGATAAAACACGCAGCAGATCCTCTTCATGCAGTATCAAAGGGGTGCTTAATAGCGTCAAAAGTGTTATAAGTCTTTCTATGTGAAGGATCATACAATGAGACAATCAATAATATTTTTATGTATATTTTTTGTCTTAAATAGTATAGTCCTTGGAGGAACACGACATCCTAATACTTCAGACTCAAAACATATTGAGTATGGAAGAAAATTTAGATGTGTTGCTAAATTAGCTGGAAAATATAAAGATAATCAATATTATGAAGCATCTTCTGTAATAATTAAACCAAAAGTTATATTGACAGCAGCACATGTTATATCTAATAGTCAAGAATGTTATGTGGTCCTAGACAATAATAAGATACATCTTACAAAAGTTATTATTCCTAAAGATTTTGATGAAAAAATTTTTGGATTAAATGACATAGCAGTAGGGTTTACGTCAGAAGATATGAAACAAGATTTTTATCCAGATTTATATAAAGAAAAAGATGAAATAGGTAAAACAGTTTCAATATCTGGTTTTGGTATATATGGAACATTTGATAGTGGTGCTATTCATATGGATACTCAAAGAAGAGCCGGATCAAATATTGTAGATTATATAGATAAAGGATTATTGATATGCAAGCCAGACGATGCAAATAGAACATCTTTAGAATTTTTAATTGCCAGCGGAGATAGTGGTGGTGGATTATTTATATCTCAAAAATTAGCTGGTATTAATTCATGTGTTATGGCGTCTGATAAAAAAACAAACTCTTCTTATACCGATGAATCTGGACACACAAGAGTTAGCGATCATGCCGAATGGATAGAAAAAATTATTTCAATTGAAACGTCGGGGCTTGACAACGAACTCCCTTCTGCTACAATAGTGTTGAATACTCTACCAAGTAAATAGATATATGTACAACAACGATTTTGAAGATAGAAAAAATTACCGTCGAGAAAAATTGTCTAATAAGAAAAAAACTTCTAAAGATTTAGATCAATCTTATAAAGATATTAAAAAAATCAAAAAAGAATATAGATCAAAAATCGAAGAAATGGAACAAGAGGAATTATGGGAAGAGTGGGAGAATGAAATACATAGAAGAAATTGATACGGGCAGTTCTTTTGCATATCAAAATAGTATTTTTGTTCTAACTTCTGATTTTAAGCAAAATGGACAACGGAAAGCAATTGATTTATCAAATGGATTATCAAGATGGTTTGATGGAGATACTATGTGTGAGGTTACTGATTTATTCATTTTAGATAAAAATAATAATCTCATCAAAGTAAAAATTAGCAATGAAATTAATACTCAAAATCAAAACATTTTTTAAATCTTTATTCTGGCATATTTGGGCAGGATTTCCAAAATCCACCAAAGAACAAATAGAATATAGATTCAATATTTGTAAGAATTGTGAACTATTTGATGCTAAGAATAGTCAATGTTTGGTATGTGGATGTAACCTTTCAACAAAGAAAATATTTATGAACAAATTGGCCTGGGCAGATCAAGAGTGTCCAAAAGGAAAATGGAGTAAGATATCGTGAAAATTAAACAAAAAAGTTTTGATACAAGATTTCCTATTTTAAGAACAGATATCTTTAGAGCAGCACTTGATAGGATTAATGCTGACCGTAATGGGTCGAGCGTTGTAATACCTCATGTTTGTAATAATGTCAATGTTTTTGGTGGAGGATTTACCAAAGACCTTGCCTTTAACTATCCTATTGTAAAAGAAAATTTTCATCTTTTATCTAATCCAAAGTTAGGAAAAGTACAATATGTAGAAGTGGCTAAAAATAGTCATTATGGATACAAACTTGTTATAGCAAATATGATAGCCCAAAATGGTACTATTGGACCAAAAAATCCAAGACCATTAAATTATGCGGCCCTATCATTCTGCATGACAGATGTTAAGAATTATTGTCTTGATCTTAAAAATTTATTGGACTCTACAAAGGTAGAGATTCATGCTCCAAAATTTGGATCCGGATTAGCAGGAGGAGATTGGAACTTTATACAAGAATTAATTATTGATACATGGAAAAATTTTGACACCTTTATATATATAAAATAATTATGTTAACTTTAAACAAAAAAGAAATTATTACTAATTTTTCGCTATCTACGATGAATGTTAAGATTATAACACAATCTTCTTTAAGTCAAGAAGAAAGTGTGAAACAGCATATGTCTGATTTTAACACAATGTCTGCGGTATTTAAAAAATATATGTCGGCAACGATTGCTAATATAGACGCTATTCTAAATGA